TTTTCAAAAAATCAATAGAAGAAATCTTAAAGAAGTTAATTGGATCAGGAGCTATATTTTTACATGGAATACACATAAAATCATTTTTAAAAACTATAAAGCCGCATGCTTCTTGTGCATCATCTTTTAAGCATGCTTCCCGAATAGAGTCTTTAATTTTTTTATTAAACATTTGGTTTATTTGTTCCAGGAAATCCGCCAAACGGTAAAAATCCATTTAAATAATTACCGTTTGCATCTTTAGGAATTCCATGAGAATTTGGAGAACTAGGATTTTCAGATCCAGGTCTTCTAGGAAAATTTACTTGTTGACCATTAACTCCAGTTACCCAAAGGCTTTCGTTACCATAATACGTCCAATAAATTCTTTTCGCAGTATTATCATAAGTTTCTCCTCCTCTATTGGTTGGCCAAATAACTGGTCTAAACGCAGGATTTTTCAACCATCTAAGTCTGCAGGCTGAAATATCCTTAGAACAAATATCTGCTACCCAATAATTTTTATTTAAAGGTGTATCAAAAACATTTGAGATATGATTTTGAATACAAACAAAATAATTTTTTAAATTTTTATTTTCTAAAAAAACAAAATCACCAGAAACATATGTATTATTTATATTCCAAGCTCCAGAATTGCCAAGTGCACCATTGTTTCCTTGATTTGATCCAGTAATTCTGTATATTGCATTACCTGCGCTACCCCCAATTTGTCCTGTAGAAAAAATTTCACCAATAAATAATTGATTATTTTCTGTTGCTACTGGCGGAGCAGTTAAAAGGCCTTTTGCATTAAAGTCAGGATTCACTGTATCTGCGTAAATTCCACTATGCAATGAAGTCAATCTGCTATTGTACTCATAACAACATCCTTCTCCACGATATTGAAAAGGGCATTTTTTTGAATATATTGTCCTCCCTGGAAAAGTTAAATTTTCTAAATCAAGAATTGTATTAAGTTGATATTCAACAATAGAAGCGTTTTCTATAGTTTTTCTATCTATGTAGTATATGTCTTTTGGAAGTTCTATTTCGTAAATTCCAGTATTTGTTGCATATATATTATATCCTTCTTGAAAGTTTGAAGAATTTAAATATTTTAAAAATGTTCTAATTCTTGTAAATTTTGCGCCAATTATATCATCAAGAGATTGAATTTGCATTCTAATGTAGTTATAGAAAGAATTGTTAGAATTATCAGGAGAAAAATTTGATATTGATATTTTTGGCGTAGGTAATGTAGTGGATGAATTAAACTCGAATCCCTCTGCTTTTATAGGAAATGGATAATAAGAATTATTTTGCCAATTAATTATCCCGTATGGATTATTTGTTATTTTAAATAAATTAAAATTATTGTAAATACGTAAAACTCCCATGTTAGTTGGCTGATTATTTCCGTAGCTTAATGTTTTTGTTACTGGATGAACTTCAGAAAAATCTATTTCAAATAATTCAATTAATTGTGATGGACTAGAAGATAGAATATTTTCTCTAATATCTCTACTACCACTTACAATTGATAAATAAGTTTGATTTTGGGACACAGACATATTATTCTGCTACCTCAGAAAATTCAACTTTTATATTATAAAGATTATAGGAAACGGGCTGAACTGTCCATGAAGGACAAGTGAACATAGTTTTGACATTTGGTTTTGAATAAATTGTGGGTAAATTATAAACAAAACTTTCTTTAGCGTTTCTTTCTTGTAAAAAATGTAAAATTGATACAGTTTCTAACTCACTTCTATTTTCAAAATTTAAACCGATCTGTTTTAAATTATTATTAATAGAGTCTTGTATTCTTTGTTGATAACCATTTCCAAATTGATTTATTTTTATTCTAGGACTATTCAAAAACTCCGCTCCATAAGAAGGTTTCCACCAAAAATTTGGATATAATACACTATTTAAAGATATATATCCATCCCACTCAACTTGAAGATTGCTTGAAGTGATTGGATTTTGACCAACATTTGAATCTATTATTGAATAATAGTATTTATTATCACTACCTTTTACAATATCGTACTTCTTATAAGTAGATCCTATAAGCCAAGTTGAAACTGTATCGTAAATACTAGCCATATACCTTTTACCTCTTATATTTTACACTTAAAAGAAGTGTAATTATAGTTAATGTTTAATGTCTATTCTATAGAAAATCAAAACTTTTATCTAAATGATTCTTTAGTATCTGGAATAAAAAGTTTTAATGTTGGCGTTGATCTTAAGATAGCTCCTCAAATATCTATAGATAATTCTATTAATTATACAAAAAATGGTTTTCCTGTCGTTCAATTTGACTTATCTTATATATTAAGTGATACTGATAGATTTTTAACTTATACAGGAGTTAGTTCATTTTCTGGTAAAATTGAATATGGTGATAAATATGTAACTTTTACAGATGGATATTTAACTAATTATTCCTTAAACTATAAACTAGGAGAATATCCAACTGTTGATATAAGAGGGATTATTTTTAATTGGCCAGATTCTGAGATATACTTTATTCCTAAACCAGTAAATTTAAATACATTTAATGTTGGAGATCCATGTTTTATAGACTCAAACCTAACACTTTTCAACTCTAACCGAGTAGAATCTTTTGGAATTAATATAAATATAAATCGCGTAACTAATTACACTATTGGCAATTATTTACCAGATAATATATATATTCAATATCCAATAAAACAAGATATTTCATTTGATACGAGCGCAAGCAATGATATGTTTATAGCAAATCTCCGTAATTTACCAAACTCAGGATATATTACTCCTGACGCTGGACAATATATATCTATAAAAAAATATCAATCTTCTTTAAATTTAGCCACATTTAATTTACCAAATAATATACTTACTAATACAAATTCAGTATTAAGTAGCGACAATGAAGCAAAATATATTGAAACAAAAGTAATGTATCTCCAACCATAATTTTTAGATTTTTAATAATATATATATTATAATATTGTAAATATGGAAATAAAAGATATAATAAGATCTCATGCTTTTTTAAAAGTTTTCATAAAAGATGATGCTGTTTTCGACTCTTTAAAAGAGAAATTTCCCGAAATAATTGCCGATTTAACTACTCTAAAAAATAATCCTAATTGTTCTTGTAGGGGTCGAACAGCAAATTATCTTATATCAAAAATTGAAATTGAAAAAGATTTTTTTTCTTATATGTTTTCTGAAGAAAATATAAAAAATATAGTTAAAAGAAAAGAAGAAAAATCAATAAAACGATCTAGAGGAAAAGGAAATGTTTTATAATTTTTTAACATATCTTTTTCTTTGTTTAAGCATAACTTATGCTTGGAGTGATACTGAAGTAGCTAGACCTTTTCGTAATTTTCTAGTTAAAATACCTTATATTCATAAACCCTTGCTTTGCCATGAATGTTCTAGTTTTTGGATATCTTTAGTTCTTAGTTTTTTTATTAATCCATTCGTTACATTAACTTATCCTGTGTTAAGTAATATTTTAAGTGCGTTTTGTGGATTTTTTATTAATTTATATTTCGTAAGAAATCAATTAGTAAAATATAAAGAATATTAATCTTTAATTTTCTTAATTCTATCTATTAGTTCAAATAGTTTGACTTTGGGTATATCTGATATAGAATTTAAATTTTCTGCATTCTCGAAATTATCTTTAATTAATCTTTTTTTAAGTGATTCAAAATTCACCCCTTTTTCTTTCATAGTCTTTTCTAAAACAGATTGAGGAGAAGTAGGATTTTCATTAGATGGTTGAGCAAAATCAAATAACTTTGCTTCTCCTAACTCTTCTTGAGATACAATATTGATTTTTAAGAAATTACGAACACATCTTACGAAGGCTCTATTCTCTGCAATTGCGGCCAAGAAGAATTTAGCGAAACTCTTGGTATTATTTACTGTAGCATCAGCTAATGATTCAAAGACGATTTCTCTGCCGTCTGTTTCGTAATTGGGTAGCCAAGTGATCCTACAGCTCGTAGCGAAATATGTATCGTTTGCAGATACAACATTATACTCTACTTTAGAATATCCTCGAATTTGGGCAAGCTCCTTTATTCCACCTAATAGTATTAGAAGATCTTTGTCTTCTAGTTTGGATACATCTGTTTCTTGGGTTTTTTGCCTATTATTGACTAGGTATTCTGTTTTTACCATTTTGCGCCAATTAATTGTTCCATCATCATTATAAATGTAATTTATATTTGCGTCTTCAATTAAGCCATATTTGTTTCTTGTTATTAGTCTTGGCGGAACTACTTGGATAGTTGCATCTTTGCTTTCTTCTTGTGGGTGTATTTGCATATTAATAAGTTCAGAACTAGCTACTGAAATTGTATTTTCTTCTGTTTTAATTTTAGGGCTCATTTAAGAATGATACCCCATATTAAAGTTTAAGTCAACTTAAAAATATAAAAATTATCAATTTCTTTCCAAAATTCTGGATCATCTACTACTTTATTACCAGAATTATATAGCCAATCGTATCTAGATATAAATTGACCTTTTGAGGAGACTAATGTTCTCGAGGATTTATAAAAAAGATTATTTGCGTCTATTATTTTCGCGTCTTCTTTTGTTTTGTGTTTTTTATCAATTATGAGATTATAATCCATGTAATCTATTTTATATTTATTTAAAATTGATTCCTCTAAAAATGAAAGTAGAGTATAATTAATTGAATTATTCTTTAATAGTTTAACAAAATTTATATCATTGTCTTCTTCTATAATGTAAATTACTTGGAGAATATTCTTTTTGTATTTTTTAATGAGATCTTTTTTAATAGATTTATTTGTGAAAATAATAGTTTTCTTTGCTGACAGTATATTTTCTAAAACTTGTTCATTGAAGCAATAGTCCATTCTCACTATAGGATTTTCAATTGATATAGAATTTACATCAGTTATTTCATCTGGTATAAGTTCGAAACTTCTAGCATTAAGATCTTTACCAAAATATATACTTTCTGGTAGATTTGAATATTTTATATCAAGAAGTTTTAGGATTGCTCCAGCGATTTCTTCTGGTTTTATCTCATCTATTGATTTTGGTGATTCTACTTGGGAATAGGATGGTTTTTTATTACCTGTCCTCTCGTAGCCTTTAAGAAGAATATGTTTACTTTTATCTCCAAAATGAGGACCAGCTACATTTGGATTACTTATGCTATAAAGAGAAACTATTAGTTTATTGAAATAAGAAGACAAATGAACGCATAAACTATCTGCTCCAAAATGTAAAATGTTATTTTCTATTATATAAGCTAATTGATTAATATTTGTTTGTCCTAGTAGGTTTATAACACCATTTAGTGGTTTTTCATCTTTTGTCCCGACTTGAACAATATTGATATTATTTTTATTTAAATAAGGATGTATTAAGCTAATAACTTCTTGCCAATAAGAGTAGTTTCTTGAGTCATATGGTGTTTGAGCTTGAAACGTAATATACTTTCCAATAGGTAGTGGAAAATATTTAGAATAAATAAAAGGCTTATCGATTTTTGAACCAGTATTTGTTGCGTATGTGTCAAGTAGTCTCATTATTTAATAATAATTTAATTCAAGCTAAAATCTAGTTTATCTAAGCCATTATGAAGATAATTTAAATTTCTTTGAGTGCATGTATAAGGCAAGTAAGCAATGTCAAAATATCCATCATGTTGATTATTTCCCTCTAGCCAAATTAAATTATCCATAATTGGATTGTACTCTATCCATCTATGAACATATGGATTTCCGTCTAATATATCTTTATATTGAGGTTTAGTGGCAACATATAAACTATAGTCTGGATATCTATCTTTAATTGATTTAAATAAAGCGGTACTAAGAAATACATCCCCTGCGCTTTCTGGAATAACATATATTACTCTGCCTTTATCATTAGAATCGAGAAGATCTTCGAATTTGATTTGTTTGTTTTTTTCATTTTCTTTTAAAGCAATATTTCTAAAATAATTTTCTATATCTGGTCTTTTAGCACCCTTATTAAACTCACCCATCCAGTATTGATGTCCAGAATCGTTTCTATCAATATTTTTCATTTTTAAAATATTATGATACATAAAAATAAGCCATTCGGCATCATCAACAATTTCTGGTATTTTAATATAAGGGTCTTTTTTATCTTCTGGGTTTTCTTTAACTTTATCCCAATCAATAATAGATTGAGCATCTATAAATTGTTCTAAAGTTTTTGCAATATTTTTTACTCCAAAGTATTTAATCGTCCATTCTCTTGCTTTTTTACCTATCTCAAGTCTCTTGTGTGGTAGCATTTTATATACAATGTTCAATTGTTTTGCTATTGATTCTGGATAAGTGGAGGCTTTAATGAACTCTGTGCCATGTTCTCTATATTCAGTCCATTCTAAGGGCAATGAATTGGCTTCTGGTTCACACATTTCTTCTCCACAACTGTAATTCGTGACAAGAGTAATTAGTTCGGTAAGTTTAGCTTCTTGAATTGGTATTTCTTGTCCACCACTTGTAAATGGATGACAATATACATCCATAAAATTATATATTTCATTCAGTTGAGTTTCAGTTACTCCTAAACCAACATTTGTTGTAGTCTGGCTTTTTTCTGTTCCACAATATTTACAGTTTAAATCTTGTCCAATAAATGGTTTTACTTCATATTCTCCGCAATTTTTACATACATATGTTGTTAATATTTCTTTTTGATTAACTCCAATTTCTGCTGCAAGTTTATGTATGTTCCAGCCTTCACCCCAATGAGTATGAAGGAGGAGATAGGTGTTTTTGATTTCTGGATTTTGTTTTTTCCATAAAGCATATCCTTGTAATAAATTTGGCACGCTTTTCCTTAATTGATTTCTAAATACGAATCCTACGATAAATGCATCTTGTGGAATATTGTTTTTCTTTCTGAATTGATTTCTTTCGAAATCAGAAAGCCTATAAAAATCTTTATCCTCTAAGCATCCGTGAACGGTTTTAACATGACTATATCCGAGTTTATGCATCGCTTTAGTAGCGAAATTACTCCAAATCCAATAATTTTTAATTTTTGGAGCATTTGTTATTGCTGACTGAAGAATAGGAAGAGAGTCTAATGTTGTCCAAATTACTGATGCAATTTTATTGAACCAAGATTTTTCAATAGCGAAATCTACTCCCCATATATCTTGTACTGCAAAATATACATCTGGTTTTTCTTCGTTAATTACTCTATCTATAA